ACTTACATTTTCTTGTTGTTTAATTAAACTCTCTAAATTAGTAGGTGGAAATATTCTTACAGCAAATCTTGCTGGTCTAGCATACCCTTGTGCCTGTGCCATTGAAGCACGAAAACGACCAATAGTATTGTCTTTATTAGCATATTGTTTTATTCTTATATCTCTATCGGTTTTATGATAAGCACTATCTTCAAAATCACCTCTTGATACACCACCACTTATATCAAATAATCCTACTCTTTTACCTGCTTTAAAAATTGCCATTAGTAAGGTCTACCTTTCATAAATCTTGCAACAGGAAGAAATATTGCTATCGCCATTTCATCTGCTGGTATGTTTAAAAATGATGTTCTCACATGATTAAATAAATAATGTTTAATCGTTTTTTTATAATAACTTCCTGATAAACTAGGTAATATATATCTTGTTTTTCTATCAAAGTTTTTATCACTAGCATATTTAGACAAACTTCTTAAAAATGCCACTCTAGCACCAAAAGGTAGATAATGAAAATTAATTCCATAGAACCCACCTTTTGCTGCCTCAAGTGGCATGATTAAAGGAAACTTATCGTAGTATGGTAATGTAAATTTATGTTTAGGGTCATAACCAAAAAGATTCATAATACCATACTTCGGTCTTAATGTAGCTTTACCTCGATTAATAAGTCCTCTTGCACCAGGTGTTGTCATAGCGTTCACCTTTTTTCTGTACCAATCATATGATTTGGGACCTGTTGTTGTGTCAAGAATTTTATCGAATACTGTCTTTGCCATACTACTATTTATATAGGTTTGAAGATGGTAATTAATTCTTCTTTACCTTTAACCTTAATTTTATCTACTTCAATTGACTTGATATTCTTGAGTTTTTCCATTGTATATGATGAATATAGAGTACTCACAATGCCTCCTTCATCATTCTTGTAGTTTCGTGTCGTTGCTTCTAATCTTGCTGCTAGGTTAACAGCATCACCTATAACTGAATAATCAAATCGAGTATCACTACCCATGTTACCTACAATACAAGTACCTGTGTTGACACCTGAACCTATGTTGATATCAGGTAGTCCTTTTGCTTTAAACTCTGACTTCAATCTATTTGTTTCTTCAGCACATTCAATAGCAGTCTTAACTGCCATCTCAGCATGCTCAGCACAATCAAGAGGCGCATTCCAAAATGCCATGATACAATCACCCATGTACTTATCAACTGTACCACCATTGTCAAGCACTATTTTAGTCATACGGTTTAGATAGTCATTGACAACTTCAACTAAACCTTCTGGGTCATCTTTGTTCTTGTAATATTCAGATATAGGTGTAAACCCTACAATGTCCATAAACAAGAAACTCATCTCTTTTCTTTCACCACCTAGTTTGAGTTTGCTTGGGTCTTTCTGTAGTATTGCCACCTGTCTTGGGTCAAGGTATGTTTCAAACTGTTTTCGTATCTGTTGTTTGAGCCTATTCTCTCGAGCAAAGTTATTGAATATCAAATGAGCAAAGACAATGAAACCTACTATAACAGGATATGTCCAGTTTGTCAAGTATAAAAATTTATCAAACAAATAAAAGCTTGACATCGGTACAGAAATAGTGTATAGTAACCACGGTACAAGCGACCATAACACCCCTAGTCTAGGTATTAATAGTAAGAATATGATACTACTTCCAATGATAAGTGACCACTCTAGTATGTACGACCAACTAGGCATACTAATAAACTTGCCTGATAGTAATGTTTCAGTACCAAGTGCCATTATCTCATGGGTGTTTTTAAGACCATTAGGTGTCTGTACAAAGGTCGTACCTTTAAATGTAACACCTATGAATACTATCTTACCTTTCATGGCTGACCAGTCTTTGTCTGTGTAATCTATTCTAGGTATATTGTGTCTGAAATCTACCCATATATCATCTTGTTTGGGTATAGGAAACTTAATGACTTTCATTATAACAGATGGCATAGAATTGTCAAGCGGTAATTTTCGTATAGTGCCATCAATATCAATAGGTACTTCTACATCACCTATCGCCAATGCTTTTCTTGATATACTGGTTAAGTTCTTGACATCTTTTGTTTCTGTGAGTATAACAGGATACTTTGATATCATTTTCAAAAACATTTCATCACCACCTAGTCTATCTTTCTGTGGGAATGCTAATTGTAATATAACTAATGCCGCACCGTTCTTATATGCATTGACAACTACACGACCTATCTGGTCTCTTTTCCAAGGCCATTGACCTTTACTCTCTATTGCTAAATCTGATATATCTAATAGAACTAGGCTCTTAGAATCATACCTTGCACCGAAGGTCTGGTAATAATCGTAGGTCTTTAATTGTAGGGTCTGTAATGGTGTAGGGTTATATACTTTCAAAGAAATTAATATAATCACCGTAACAACCACAGCCCATGTGGATGTTATTCTCATAATACTATTTATCTACTTGATTTGTATGATTGTAATTATAGCTCGAGAACCCTCAGTACCTGCTGTCAATGCCTGTGTTTCATCTTCTTGTATCATCATAACATCAAAGTTTGTAATTGAGTTAGTAGTAAGATATGCTCTATGATTACTATATGTTCTGTCCATTCTTTTATAACCATTTTCTCCGGCATGAGCAGTATAGTCTGCTGAATTACCATAAGTTGAATATCTGCCTGTTTGTGTTACAGAAAATGATACACCGTCTGTTACTGTAGTTACCGTTTGAGTTATTACACCTTTTTCATAGTTGATTGTTTCACCACTTGCTGTTACTAAAATACTTACACCTGTGTTATCAACCCACGTTGTACCACAAGATTGATTTTTCTTATCCCAATAGTAACCAGCATATATACAATCAGGTTCAGTTTGAAGGTTTGCTAAATAATCTGTTTCCCATTCATCAATTTCATCTGTTTCAAATGAGTATTCATCTTCAATACTTAATTCTTCGTATTCTGATTCCCAGTTATCATATGAGCCTTGTTGTTGCCATTCATCAAAGGCATCCCAAAAAACATCCCATTCAGACCAACTCCATTCAGTAATATATTTGTCTTTTATTTCAGATATTGTCCAAGGTTTTGGAGCGTCTGTTGTATCACCATACCATTGGTCATTTAAAATTAACTCACTAAATAACGATTTAGATTCATTTGTCCATTTAGTATATTTTGTATTCAGATCCCAATCCATTTGATTATATTTATTTTGTTCATCAATGTATTGTTGTGTACACCAAGATGGATCACACCAATCCTCTTTACCTGTCATTAAGTAAGGACCTGTTCCTGAATAGTAATTGTTATTGTTATTTTCAAAATCATCATCACTATTTAGATCATCTTCATTGTTAAAACTGTCCATATCATCTTCATATGAAGTTGTTACGTCACCTTCAAGTTTTTCAATTTCAACAAATACATCATCTGTAACATCAAGTTCATCATTTTTATTTTCTTCATTATATTGATTCCAATCAGTATCTAAACCATATGCTGACATTGTAGCGTCTTGTTGTTGAGATAAAGAATCCCAATCAACATTGTCCCAATCAATACTGTCCCAATCAATACTTTCCCAATCACAATTATTTTCACAACCAATAGCATCCATATATGCTTTGTCCATTTCTGCATACATCTTTTTACTATCTTCATAATTCATTTTAGTTTCACCTTTGGCATCCCAAACAGTTACTTGGTCATTCTCATCTACCCATCCGTATTCAGAGTCGTAGGCAGAGTCGTCCCATTGATCGTAATATGATGTATCAACTTCCGTATTAACTGAATCATCTGTAATAATATCCTCTGATACTTCGGTAGTATTTACTAGAGGTTCTGATTCTATTTTAAAATCTTCAACGATTACAATTGACTCTGTTGAAGTTGATTCAACAATTGTAAGTTCTTCGGTCATTAAATCTTGTTCAAGATTACCAGCTTCTTTTTCAGTAACTTCTACATCAAAGTTTTCTTCTTTCATTTCAATAGAGTTGTCTTTTGATTCTTCTTGTACATCAAAAGTATCTAGTTCAATTTCTTTAATTTCTTGTGTTTCTAGTTCTTCTATGACTTCTTCAACTTGTTCAAGTGGTTTTTTATTTTTTTTACTTTGTAGTTCAATTTGTTTTAGTTTTTTTATTCTTTCTTTTCCATCTCTTTGATCGTCTATTTTATCTTCAATTGATTCTTCGTTTGTATCTAAATCAAACAATTCTTTTCTTTCGTTAGTAGATAGAGGGTCTGGAAAAGAAGGTCGTAAATTATCTGAAAGTACTGTAACGGCTGTGTATGCTTTTGTTATTGTACTTGCACCTGCCTCGTTTCTAACTGTAACTTGTCCTACGTTACCTGTACTATCTGGTAACAATGTAATAGTTGTTCTACCATTTACATCAACTCTACCTGAAAAAGCAGTACCTTGAACTGTGACTGTTGCTGATGGTGTACTAATTTTTACTTCACCACCCATTTTTGATATACTACCAGATTCATATGTAAACGAACCTACATTAATATCTACAACCATAGCAATTTCTATTGGCACAACGCTTGTATCAAAAGCAAATTCATCAATGATTGCTTCACTATTAGGAGAAAGTGTAAATTTTGTACCATCAACAAACTCAATATTCATGGCACCGTCTTCTCCTGTTTGTAAGAAGTCTTCCATGTATAATTCAAAACCTGAATTTTGAATAGTTATATTATTTGAATCACGTTCAACCCATGTTGTACCCATTTTTTGATAAACGGTACCTACTACTGGAATGGCAAATGCTTGAGTTGTGAAAAGTATCAGAGCTGATACTATTGTTAAAAACTTTTTCATCTTAACAACCATTGGCTACTGTTGCTGTTACATCAGCTGATTGTGTATTTCTATTGAAAGAATATGTACAAGTATCTGAACCGTCTTGTGTGAAGTTTAATGTATAATCGTAAATACTATCTCCAGTTACAGTTATATTAGCTGTGTTTTGACCACCTGTTTGTGAAGCATACAATGTAGCACTTGAAGTGGTATAATTCAGATTCATAATGTTATTGTTACCTTGTTGATATACACCAATTAAATTACTATTGCCGTTTAATCTTAACGCTAATTCATTGTTATCACCAAATTGCATTACTTTCTCAAAGCCTGCACTATAACCAACAGGAGATTGCCTAATTCCATTGCCTGTAGAACCATTAAATAATTCAATAAGCATGTAATTACTTTCACCTCTTGATTCTGTTTTTATACCGTTACTAGATCCAATTATATAAAAATCAATTGATGCTAAACTTTTACTTGCTACCTGAGAGTGACTGATTGAATCGTAAGGACCTATGGCTGCATTGGCTGTTGTATTCTTACCTACAGAACCATCTCCCATGTAGTACTCTACATGATTATCATCACCATAAATGTAGGCATATAGGTAGTGACCACCACCTGAACCGTTTCTAACATGAAACTCCATTTGATTATCAATACCATCAATATCAATATCATAGTTTTGATTTGCTACGTTACTACCATCAGGAGTATCGCTGACTAAAACTAGGTTAGTGCTACCTCTAATATCAATATCTATCCACCAACCTGAGTCGCCGGTGTCGTCCATGTCTATTCCTACAGCGTTATTACTACCTTTAACATTAACATCTAAAGTACAATTAGTACAATCAAATGAGGAGTAATCTTCAAAGTCGTTGGTATATCCAATCTGTACGATATTAACGGTGTTTCCTGTGCCTGTAATTTCAAATTGTTTATTAGTCCAACTGCCAATCCAATTGTCAGTTCCTTCTTGTCTTATGTAAACTGTTTCTCCGGCACCTGCACCAGAACTATCATCTAGTAAAATGTATGCATTATTTCCGCTACTGTCTGAGTTTGCTGTGTTAACCGTGAACGTTGTTAGAATCAGGATTAGCACTAACTTTATCATCTTGTTCATCTGTACTTTCCTCCTTTAACAGTTCATCATTTAATTTTTTTAGTTTATCTAGTTCTTTTTCTTCTTCTTTAGCATCAAGTTTTTCTTTTGTTTGTTTATCCATTTTATTTAATTCTTCTGTCATTTTTACTTCTGCTTCTAAAGACATTTCTTCTACTGTCGGCCCAAACTTCCATAAATCTAATTCTGCACCTTCTTTAATTAAAGATACAACACCTGCTTCTATTGCTTTTCTTACTGCAAAAGTAACTGGTTCATTTTTAGAATATCCTGCTTCTATCTCTACTAACATTGTATCAGCATCAAAGTACTTAAATACATCACCGTTTGTACTTGACGAGTAAATTGTTTTCTCAATTGTTGTAGAAATAATGACTTCACCTGTTTGTACATTAATTAATCTTAACATTATAGAAATAATATCTTGTCTATATTGTTTACTTACACCTATACCTAATACTCTAGCACCAGCACCTCCTGATAGAATATCACTATCATATCCTACAATACCACCTGTTACATATGCACCAGCAAATAGTAAAGCAGGTAATGACTCTGCTTCTTCACCATCTGATATTTGTCTAGTAGTTCTAATTAGTTTTCTTTCTTGTAATAGACTTGCCAAACTATGTCTTTCTACTACTCTGAACCATTTACCTTGACCAGCGTCTTGTAATGCTTTGATTAGTATTTGATATGATCCTTGTGTTACGGCACTTGACATTGAAGCATAGTTACCGCCTGGTTTCTTTTGACCTGACATATCACCAAAGTCATAAACTGCTATGATAATCGGAGCACCTTCTGGCTGTGTAATTGTTTCTAATTCTTTAAAGGCGATTGATTGTGTTTTTATATAACCTTTGTTCGCCATTGTAGATGAACAACCTGATACAAAAATAGATAACAATAAAATTATTGCTATGTTTTTTAAACTTGAAATATTCATATTAACTGTTATCCTCTTTAGGCATTGTAAATGTTGTTACAGTTCCGTCTGCTTCTGTTACGGTTACAACAACGTTACCTGTATTTGCAGGAGTTACCCAAGCAACTGTTTCGCCATTTGTGCCTGTAAATGTACCTGAGTCTTGTTGAAGACCATCAGCACCGAATACGTTGTCTGTAATTTGTTTTGCAAGAGCAGTATAGAATCTTGCCTCTAAATTTGCTTTGAATTTAGCAACTGCTGTGCCATTAATTTCATCTTTAAGTGCTTTAGCATTCGCTTTGTTCTTTGCTACAATAGCATCTTTTCTAGTTTTTTCAATATTTTCAATTGTCAAGTAATGTGATGATTGACCAACTCCATTAAATGATGGACTTTTGAAACCAAATGTTAGTTCAGACGCACTTACACTAGAATATATTGTAAGAACTGATAATACTGTTAATAATTTTTTCATTTTCTCTCCGCTTTATACAGTAATATTTATAATAAACGTTGTCTATAATGCCAAAAAAAAGAGGGCCGAAGCCCCCTTTTTCTATGATAAAACGTGTTTGTATTATTTCTTGGTATATATTGAGTATAGTACCCAAATAGCAACTAGACCAACAAGTCCTTGACTTGAAAATCCTGCGATAATACCTTGAACATTACCGATCACAGAAATACCTGGCCAAAACGGCACAACTTGTCCTGTGAATAACACTTCTAGTACAATACCTAGAGCGATAAGTGAAACACCTACGTCTGATAATGCACTTGCCCATGCTTTTATTTTACTTATAGCGTCCATATAATTATCTCCTTTATATGATTTGATATCTCAACTTCTTTCATAATATAGTATTTATTTATAAGAATAGAGGGTAGGACTTAGCATGATTAGCATTGCCTACCCTCTAAAGAAACAGGTGGAGAGATTTTACTCTTCCTCTGCCAACTTACTAAAGTAAGATAACGTTTCATCGCTATCATCTTCTGTAATCGGTGTCGGAGATGTATTATCAACTGTTTCTGTTTTGACTGGTGCTACATTTATGACAGGTGGGATCGTCACGTCTTCAGCAGTTCCAGTACTTCTTGTGCCTAATAAAACTTTATCTAGTTTCGCTTTTAGCTCATCATATGATTTAAAGTTTTCGGCAGCAAGAAATGGTTTAAGGGCATATTGTTTATCCCAAACTTGTTCGATTGCCTCATCATTCTCTTTGATTGGTGTAGGACTATCAAATTCTGATTTATCATAGTTCCAGTAACCATCAACTTTTCTGATTTTCAATTTGAAGTTAGCACCTTCCCAAAAGTCAAATGGGTTAATAGGTTTCTCATCTTCAAACTCAGGCTTCATCGCTTCGGTAATCTTATCAAAGATTTTCTTACCGAATTTAAACAACTTAATCTGACCTTCGTTCTCAGGATGTTTAGAGTCATTGATAATTAGAATATTTGCAACATAAGAAAGTTTTCTTTTTCTTTTTCTTGCAATTTCTTTATCTGCCTCAACACCTGAATTCCATAGTAAACTGTTAGATTCACTAATAGGACATTTTTTGTTAAGAGTTGTTAAACTATTTTCTATAAACCAACCACCAGGTCCTTGAAAGGCATGAGACCATAGTCTTGCCCAAGGTAAGTCTTCACCTTTGATTGCTGGTAGAAATCTAAAAACAGCATAACCATTACCTGATTTATCTAGTTCTGGTTTCCAGAATCTATCATCGGCATATGAGTTCTTTTGTTTTTGAGGTTCTGCAACTTTTGAAAGTTCTGACACTAAGGTGTCTAGGTTTGATTTAGAGCGTTTTAACGCTGCGATACTTGTATTTGTCATTTGTATATTCCTTTGTATGTTTTTGTATTATTATATTTGTATATGTGCTGTATTAATCGCACTTCATTATTTATAAGATTAATTCTTAACAAACCAAGATTTAATCATTGCTATATTCTTAGCATTTTGAATATTACCTTTTTCCCAATTTGCCTTTTGAAATTCTTTTATACTTTGAACCTCATTAGAAATATGAGTAGTTATTTTGTTAATTATATTATTCTCATTAGTATTTCCCACAGTAGCGGTAAAGCATAATACTAAAAGTGCTATCATTATATTTTTCATAGTTCTATTATATCATATTTGATTGCTATTGTCAAGCGTTCTTAACTTCTTTTCTTCTAATAGATCAGATACCTGTTTGGCAAGTGATTTATTGTCATGTTTTAGACTAGCAATGAGTTTATCCTTAGTATCATTGACTCTTTCTAGGTCATTTAGACCTCTATCATCTACGATAGCAAACTTCATTATACCTCTGTCCTTACAATGTGTTTTCTTAATGATCTCACAAGTCTTTCTATATTATCTATGGTATCAATCATAGCTTTATCGGTAATATAGTGTTGTTTCTCTTTTAACTTATCATATTCTTTTAATGATATCTGTACCATAGGACTTGGCGTTACCTCATTCTCATAAGACCTGTCGTGATCGTGGTCTTTGTCGTGACTATCTGTACTCATATTTTCTCCTTATACTTTTCTTGCTTTTGAAGCCATTTTTTTAGCTTCTGTTATTATTGCTTGTCTTATTCTTCTACCGATAGGTATTCTCACAGAATCAATAATATTTTTACCTCTTTTACTAATATATTCAACACCAATAAATTTGTCTTTGAAATCACCTTGAACAGACTTAATCGCCTTCTTCAAACTCATTGATTCTTTTTCTTTTTCGTCACCTGCTTCATTCCAAAACTTAAACATTCTCATTTTTGACATTATATCTCCTTTGTTTTTGGTTTAACATCAAATGCTAGAACTATACGCTCTTCATCTGACTCAAACGAATTACCTAATTCACCTGATTTAAATGGTATTGTGTAGTGAAGTAGAGAGGCAGGGAAAAGACAAAGACTTCCAGTCACCACATCTATACTCTTTTTATCAGCTTTATCTGTATCATCTATACACACCACAAGATTACCACTATCAACTGTTTCTTTCTCAGGTACATTTATATAGATACTGCCACTCAACCAACCATATTCATGCATATGAGGTTTTAATTTACCACCACTTTTCATACTTATCAACCAACCATTAAGAGTATATTCTTTTGGCCAGTTCTTTAGAAAACCTTCCTCACTATCTTTAAACTTCTCACGATATTTCTCTACCTCTAAATGAATAATTTTTTGAATCTCATTTGTATCAATAGTTTTATCTTCAAATAAATTGCCTTCAGTTTGATAACCATTTGATATAAGACCTTGTTGTTTAGGGGGAGAAGTATTATCTTTTAAAAAATCTGTTATAGGTTTAATGAAGTCATCTAATAATTGATACTGTTCAGTTAAATTAATAGTTGAAACATAATCAAGTGGGTGATTGCAAAATGGATTTTGTCTATCATGTTTATATCTAAAATTACAACGAGAAACAAATGATCCAACATTAGAATTATTTTCACCTCGATTTATCATTTTATCTAATTGATTTTTCAATTCAGATTCTAAATTTCTATCGTACATAGTTTTTAACACCATATTATCATTATGTTTAGAACAAGGAATACAAAGTTGAACCGGTGTTGATCCTAGGTTGCCAACATAAGTTATTTCTTTATCAAATATAGATGGTTTTTTACATACAAAACAATTAAATTCAAGTTCTGGCATTATATATCCTTTATTTTCTTTTTTAGTGTCATCTTATACTTTGTTATGTTGTATGGTACAAACGGTCTGTATCTTATCATTCTATCACACAGTTTCGGCCATAATACTTTTTCACCTATGTCTTTGTTTAGTCTTTTTGAAAACCTTAATATGTCATCTAATATTAAAAGTGTTTCAAAGTTAATCTTCTTTGCCAATACAAATTTAAGTATCGGTGGGTGTTGACCTTTCTTAGAGGTAAACAGATCATCAAAACTTATCTTCTTCGTAATCTTTTCTAGTATATAATTTATATCTTGTTCATAGTAATAGTGTAGTGACTCTATTTTTTTTGTCCACGTTTTATAGTTATCATCACCTGATCTGCCAATAATATCCCCAATCCAGAGATTAGTATTAGAAACAAAATTACTGATAAAATAATTAATAATATCAGTATCGCTATAAGCTCTACTAAGCTTGTGAAAAAAATACCTATCCCGTCTTTTAGTAAATGTATCCAACCTTGCTGTTGTTCGCCCAGCGTGTTTATGGAAGTCATAACTCTGGTTCTTACTTGTGAAATGAAGCTTGATCGCAAGATATTTTTTATATACTTCAAAACCATTCACTATTATCCTTTAAAGTCCTTTAGATATTTTAACACACTTTCAGGTGAAGATTCGCCATAAGGGTCTCCTGCTGAATCATCTGTTTTACCAAATTCTACAAACATCACTTCTATGTCACCATCATTCACAATCATAGCATATCTCCATGATCTCTGACCAAAACCTAAGTTTTGTTTCTGTACTAACATTTGCATACCTTTTGTGAATTCACCATTACCATCAGGAATCATTTTCACATTCTCTAACTTTTGATCTGTTGCCCAAGCATTCATAACAAAAGAATCATTTACTGACATACAATAAATTTCATCTATGCCATATTCTTTGAAAGCGGCTGCCTGTTTATCAAAACCTGGTAGTTGTTCGTTTGAACAAGTCGGTGTGAAAGCACCTGGTAAAGAAAATAGTATTACTTTCTTACCTTTGAAATAGGTATCTGTATTCGTATCTACCCATTCGCCTAGTTCTCTTACTTTAAAATTTACATGAGGTATTTTTGGGATATTAGATCCAACTAGTATATCGTAATGTACCTTTTCTTGTTCACTCATTATATTTTCTCCATGATTAGAAAGGTAGTTTTGCTACCTTCTCTTTTAACATATTTAGATTCTGTGCCTCATATGCTATTTTTTCTTTTAATGTTTTATTTATCATTGATCTAGCATTTGCAGGATCAATCTCGTTATCAGTACAATAGTCTAAAATTGCGTCTATGTAGCTAATTTTCTTATCTTTAACTATATTCTCTACAATTAAAGCAAACTTGTTTGGTGTTAATATTGTATCTGTCATATCTTATATTATACTACATTCGTTGCTATTTGTCAAGCGTATAATGTAGATAACTACCTAATATGTACTTCGGTTTATCTATCGGTTTCATACCTTGATGTAACCAAGGCCACAAAGGTGGAAACATTAATAGTGAACCTTTCTTACAAGGTGACGCTAATCCTAATTGAGGAAAGTTAGTTTCACCTCTAGCATTATCTTGTAGATATATAAAAAATACTAGAAATCTCTTTGCTGTTTCAATATTAATAGAATCTACATGAGGATCAAATCGATCTTTATCATTAGGTAAATATTTCTTTAATCTAATTTCTTCAAAGGCATATTTCTCTGGCCACATATGTTCAGTTATGATACAATCGTTCTTATATTGCTCAAGATATTTTGTGAATACAGATGATAGTTTAGTTATATCACCTTGCCATTTATTTTGATTGAGATTAACTTGTGTGAAAGACATAGGACCTTGATCGTAGGTCTCTTGTTTAGAGTCAATATTAAACTTAGTAATAAGTTCATCACAATACTCATCTGAGATTACGTTTTTGTATATTTGTATATAATTATTCATAATTTATAGTGCCTGTTTCTGTTGCGAGGTACAGGCAAACCCCTAACGACCTAAGCCGCTAATGCAAAACTATTTAAGTTAGCATTTAAATAACAGTACGGTGTTAGCGATCAATCTCCTAGAAGTTTTACCTGATGGTCGATCCTATTTCCACCCCTCAAATTTCATTGTTTGAATGGTGGAGTGGCTGGGTATTGCACCCAGGTCCCTAAAAGTTATTGTCTTCTTATCAACAATTAATTCGTCAATTCTTTTGGCGTCACTACTCTATAATCAAATAGCAAATTTACTATACACTTCTCTTGTTGAGCAGGTGTTTCCATTGTTCTTATCATATGTCCTTCTACATCTGTTGACGCATAAGTTATCACAGCATAAGCAATCTCACCTGTTGGTAATGCTGATATTCTACCATATGCAATCTCTATCTGTACATAACCTGCTTTTTCTAAAGCCTTATTAACATCTGCTAATGGTCCACATGATATTGGCATTTGTTGTAGTTCCCAAGGATACATTGATAGGTCCTCAGGACCTGCATATGATTCACTAGATAAACATAATATAAAAAATAATCCACATATTGTTTTAATTAGTTTTTTCATTCTCTTTAAATTTCTTATGAAACTCCTCTATCGCTGGTTTTAATAGGGGTAAGTAGTCTTTCTTATTCTTAACAAAAGTTTGTGTGCCACCTTCTTCGGTTACAATCAATATAACAATCTGATCTATCGATATGCCATGTTGTTCTTCAAACATTTCACAATAAGCAGAAGTCTGAATAAAATAGTTTTCTACCCATTCCTCTTTTTTATCTTTAGTAGATGTTTTAAAATCTATTACTGATAACTTACCATCATATTCTGCAATACAATCGACTCTACCTGCAACACCCCATTTTTCGCTGTATAGAGAACCCTCTTGCATTACTATATTATTTATCTTATCCAGTTCAGTTTTTAGAATGGTAAATAAAGCAGTAGGTAAAACACCTTGTTGTGATAGTTCTTCGTTGTTAAGATAGTTTTCTGTTAGTGTATGTACGGCAGTACCTCTATTCGCTGCATTTCTCATTATAGTATTTGCAACTTGTTCGCCTACTGAGGCACGCCATCTGGCGATACCTTCATTGCCTCTAGCCGATAACACAGTTGTTATCGAGGGCAGTTTACTACCATCAGGTAAGATGTAGAATCTTTTACCTTGAATAGTTTTTGTTTGTAAATCTGGTTTCTTCTCTACTGAGTTATGAGTAAAGATTTTAGGTTTATGGTTCTTTTTAAAATATTCGTTTAATGTATTCATAGATAGTATTATATCACATAATCTATGACAGGTCAAGCACTATGTACTTCTATGAAGTGTCAGCATATCGTTTATCTCGTCTTTACTGACTATACCGAGAGTTCAGTTAGGGTTATACTCAACGTATTGAGTTTTACCTTGATCGTTTCTAAATGCTCTCAATGTTTGTTTTCTGTTATCAGTAGGACTCTTGTATGAACAATGAATCCACCCACTATTAGGTTCTTCTGGTTTGTGGTATTCCAATATGAGTTGGTCAAAATCTAAGTTCTCTATAATCCATTTTGCTAGTTCAGCATTCGGAGTCCCAAATATTTCAAAGTC